CCGCATAGGAGGACACAATGCCAAGAAGTAAATCTGGCTCATCAAATGGTGGCGTACTAGGGGTTTCTAATAAATCCTCTTTTGGAAAAAATACTGTTACAACTAAAACAGCAAGCACATCACCTAGTGCACTTACAACTCAACCAGGAACAAGAATAGCTCAACTTTTATTAGTAGCTGGTGGTGGTGCTGGTGGTGGAGATGGTGCTGGCGGTGGTGGAGCTGGCGGAGTTATATGTCAACAAATACCTGTATCAGGTGGATCAGCTTTAGGAGCCTTAACTATTGGAGCAGGTGCTGCACAAACAAATCCCGTATGTAATCCCGCAGCTAGCGGAACTAATTCAACTTTTGTTGTAGGTTGTACAACTTATACAGCCACTGGTGGTGGCGGTGCCGGAAAAAATTCAGCTGGAACTGCTGGAGGATCCGGTGGTGGTGCCGAGGGTTCTGGAAATTCAGGTGGATCAGGAACTGCATGTCAAGGTAATGATGGCGGTGATGTTGTTAGTCCTGTGCCAGCAGACACTGGAGCTGGAGGTGGTGGTAAAGGTGCAGTCGGTGGTGATACAGTTGCTCCGAATACAGGAGGAGCTGGTGGAGCAGGTTTAACAATTTCGTCTTCATATCCAGGATCACCTATATCCGCAGTTGGAGGTGGTGGCGGTGGTGGAAGCAATGGAACAGGTGGAGCAGCAGGATCAGGCGGTGGTGCAGCAGGAGGTGGATCAGGAGTTGCAGGATCAGCAGGTACAACTAACACTGGCGGTGGTGGTGGCGGTGGTGGTTCTGGTGGACCAGGATCTAAAGGTGGTGCAGGTGGTTCAGGTTTTTTTGCAATTAAAGAATTAAATAAAGCAAGTGGTGTGTGGTCAATGCAAAGTCAATTTAGTGCTCAGTCTGAAGGAACATGGCCTAAACCATCCTTCACATTAAATTATCTAGTAATCGCTGGTGGAGGTGGTGGAGGTTATGCCGCTTCTCCAAACTATACTGCTGGTGGTGGAGGTGGTGCTGGAGGTTATAGACACACTTCAGTTGATGTATTTGAACCCGGAACATTTGCAGTTGTCATAGGTGGTGGTGGAGCAACTGGACTTACTCCTGCACCAGGTGCGTTAGGAAGCTTATCAAGTTTTGATGCTTGTGGAGCTTTAGAATTAATATCAGCAGGTGGTGGATCAGGTGCTGATGGTTTTTGCGGACAGCCGGGAACAGGACCTTTTCCTGCCAATTACAAAAAAGCAGCTCAAGCCGGTGGATCAGGTGGTGGTGGAGCTTGTCAAGGATCAAGAAAATGTGGAGCAGCAGGTAATACACCTCCTGTAAGTCCACCTCAAGGTAATCCAGGAGGAGATGCACCTGGTAGCACTGGTGATGGTGGTGGTGGAGGTGGTGGAGCTGGTGGAGCTGGAGCTGATGTTTCACCTGCAGACACAGGTGGAGCTGGTGGAGCAGGATCTAATGCATGGCCAGGTGACTGTACATTAAGAGCCGGTGGTGGTGGCGGTGGAGGTGGTGGACCTAACAACATCCCTTATGCACAAGCAGGACCAGCTGGAGCTGGAGGACCTGGAGGCGGCGGTCATGGAACTGCAGGAAGACCATGTGGAACTGGTGGTGGAGGTCCAAATTACAACGCAGGATCATCGGGAACAGCTAACACTGGTGGTGGTGGCGGTGGTGGTGGCGGTGACGCTGGTGGTCATACTGGTGGATCAGGAACTGTATTAGTAAGATTTCCAGGAGGCATATCGGCTAGTGTTACACCTGGTACAAATAGCATAGCGTGTGTTCCAGGACCTTCTACGGACAAAGTAGCAACCTTTACAGTATCAGGAAATTTTGTTATAAGTTAATCTGTGAAAGTCATAGATAATAAGGTATCCAAAGTACTTCAGAATAAAATTGAAGAATATTTTTTGCACGATAATTTTCCATGGTATTACAATAATAATTCATTAGGTAATTTTGTTGCAAAAAAATATAAAAAAATAACTAAAGATAGTTTTAATGAATTTCAATTAACTCACAAATTTGTAGATGAAGGAAAAGTAAATTCAACTCATACAAATATAATTATTGATTTATTAGATGAATTAAACATGGAAAAAACTAGTATTATAAGATGTAAGGCTAATTTAAAATTTAAAACTAATACAATAAAAAAACATAATGTGCTTCATGTAGATCATAAAGATCCACATAAGGTTATGATATATTATGTAAATGACAGTGATGGGGATACTTATTTAAAAATAGGAAAAACAACTAAGAGAATAAGTCCAAAAAAAGGCAGAGTTCTTTATTTTGATGGAAGTATAATGCATGCAGCCAATCATCCTAGAAAAACAAATAAAAGGTTGATTATTAATTTTAATTTGGTAAAAAAATGATAGTGGAGATGAAAGTAAAAAGATGAATTTAGTTAATTATTATTATTATTTTACGGGAGTAATACCTCATAAGGTTTGTGATGATATTGTAAGATATGGTAAAACTTTATCTGATCAAATGGCTATCACGGGTGGATTCGGAGATGATCCAAAAAAATTAAATAAAAAACAAATTAAAGATTTAAAACAAAAAAGAGATTCTAATATTGTTTGGATGAATGATAGATGGATTTATAAAGAAATACAACCTTACATTCATAAAGCAAATAAAATGGCTGGTTGGAATTTTAATTGGGACTATTCAGAATCTTGTCAATTTACAAAATATAACAAAGGTCAATATTATGATTGGCATTGTGATAGTTGGGATAAACCTTATCAAACACAAGATCCACGAGATCCTTCTAATGGTAAAATAAGAAAATTATCTGTAACTGTTTCTTTGTCTGATCCTAAAGAATATAAAGGTGGTGAATTAGAGTTTGATTTTAGAAATATGGACCCAGATAAAAAAAGAAATATTAGAAAATGTAAAGAAATACTACCAAAAGGATCTGTTATTGTTTTTCCATCTTTTGTGTGGCATAGAGTATGTCCTGTTACAAAAGGATCAAGACATAGTTTAGTTATATGGAATTTAGGATATCCATTTCAATGACACCTAAAATTTATGAATATAAAAATTTTTTAAAACCTATGGAATGTAAATATTTTATAGACAAACACTCTCAATTTTTTAATCCAGAAAATGATGACAGAACTTTTAGCCATAGAAAAACTCAAGTTATTACTGTTTATCCTTTTTCAAATACTCATACAAATTTTACTTATAAAGCTAAAAAATTAAATGGTCGTCTTGATTCTGCTGTTAAAAAAATAAATAACAAAGGGTTTGTTAATTATTTTCAAATTGTAAAATGGTTAGAAAATTCTAATCAAGGTATTCACTTAGATTTTAAAAATCATTATTATACTAGTATTATTTATTTAAATGATAATTTTGAAGGGGGAGAGACTATAATTAATAATATTAAAATAAAACCTAAAAGAGGATTAATGATATTATTTAGTGGAAATAAAATTAAACATGGTGTAAACAATATTACAAAAGGAGAGAGATATACAATACCTTGTTGGTACACGAAATAACTATGACTTTTCCAAATAAATTAAATTTAGAGCATTACTTTCCTTGTCCTATTTGGTGGGCAGATGAACCTAAATTTGTTAAAAAATTAAACAAAGCCTCTGATCCTTATATTAAAAAATCTCAAAAAAATTTAAAAAAAACAATTGATGAAAGAAATAAAAAATTTGGTGATAAAGGAGATGCAGGGCAAGTATTTCATTCTACAACTTTAATAGGTGACCCTAAATTTAATGAATTAACAAAATACGTTGGTGCAACAGCACACAATTTATTAATTGAGATGGGTTTTGATTTAAAAGACTATCAAATATTTACAACAGAGATGTGGGTTCAAGAATTTGCTAAAAAAGGTGGCGGACACCATACTTTACATACACATTGGAATGGACATATATCTGGATTTTATTTTTTGAAATGTAGCGAAAGAACATCTATGCCAGTTTTTGAAGATCCAAGAGCAGGTAATATGATGAATCTTTTACCTGAAAAGGATAAAACAAAAGTTACAACCGCAACTTCACAAATACATTTTAAAGTTAAACCTGGTCGTATGATATTTTTCCCATCTTATATGCCTCATTTATATAGTGTGGATTTAGGATATGAACCATTTAGGTTTATACATTGGAACTGTCAAGCAATACCGAAAGGAGTATTAAATGTCATTCAAAAAAAATAAATATACAGTATTAAAAAAAGCAGTTAGCAAAGAAATGGCCGATTTTTGTTATGCTTATTTTTTAAATAAAAGAAAGGTTGCAAGATTTTTGTTTGATCAAAGATATATATCTCCTTTTACAGAAGAATGGGGGGTTTGGACAGATGAACAAATTCCAAATACATACTCACATTATGCAGATATAGTTATGGAAACTTTATCACAAAAAGTAAAACCTACTATGGAAAAACATACGGGTTTAAAATTATGTGAGACATATACTTATGCTAGAATATATAAACAAGGCGATGTCTTAGCTAGACACAAAGATAGATTTAGTTGTGAAATATCTACGACACTTAATCTTGGTGGCGATGAGTGGCCTATATATTTAGATCCAACAGGTAAAGAAAAACAAGCTGGTGTCAAAGTTAAATTAGATCCAGGTGATATGCTTATATATTCTGGATGTGATCTAGAACATTGGAGAGAAGAGTTTAAAGGTGACCAATGTGGTCAAGTATTTTGTCATTACAATAAAAAAGGCTCTAAGATGGCTAAAGAAAATGAGTTTGATACGAGACCATTTATAGGGCTACCTTCATGGTTTAAAGGCTTTAAATTACCAAAATAATATAGTAGAATAATAATCTGGCGGGAGATACACCACCACACCATCTCCTGCCTGATTATTATAGGATTATTATGCTACAAAAAATAGGTTTTCAACCAGGTATAAATAAACAAGTTTCATCTACAGGGGCAGAAGGACAGTGGATAGACTGTGACAATGTTCGATTTAGATATGGTATTCCAGAAAAAATAGGTGGTTGGAAACAATTAGGAGTAAGTGCGCTTACAGGTGCAGGAAGAGGTCTTCATCATTTTGTAAATAGTAAAGCTAGAAAATATGCAATTATAGGCACAAACAGAATTTTATATGCATATTCTGGTGGTATATTCTATGACATACATCCCATTAAATCTACAAACACCCTTACAAGTGCATTCACCACAACTAACGGATCAGCAGTTGTTACAATAACTTTTAGTGGTTCTCACGGTATAAATGAAAATGATATAATATTATTAGACAACTTTTCAGCTATAACTAATTCTAATTTTAGTGCATCTGATTTTGATGATAAAAAATTTATGGTAACTAGTGTACCTTCTACTACAACTGTAACAATTACAATGCCTTCTAATGAAACAGGATCTGGTGCAACAACATCAGGTGGTATTAGAGTACAACACTATTATCCTGTAGGACCTGCCGTTCAAGCAAAAGGTTTTGGTTGGTCATTAGGAGCTTGGGGTGGTTCTGTTGCTGGAGTTGCAACTACGACTATAACTGCAGGTATTAACAGTTCTACCACAACTGGAATTATATTAACAGATGCCTCTTTATTTCCGAGCACAGGTACAAACTTTGTTAAAATTAATAATGAAGAAATATCTTATACAGGTATTAGTGCATCAAACGAATTAACAGGTGTGACTAGAGAAGTACGAGGAACAACAGCCTCTGCTCACAATGGTGGAGATACCGTAACAAATACAACAGACTTTGTGGCATGGGGAGAAGCAGCTTCTGGTGACTTAGTATTAGAACCAGGTATGTGGTCAATAGATAATTTTGGTGACAAAGCTATTTGTTTAATACATGATAGCGCTGTTTTTTCTTGGGATTCTAGTTTAGCAAATGCAGAATCGACAAGAGCTGCAATTATTACAGGTGCACCTACAGCATCAAGACATATGGTTGTATCAACACCAGATAGACACTTAGTATTTTATGGAACAGAAACAACTATAGGTAGTCCATTAACACAAGATGATATGTTTATTAGATTTTCTTCTCAAGAAGATATAAATACTTATACACCAACAGCAACCAATACTGCCGGCACACAAAGACTAGCCGATGGATCACAAATTAGAGGTGCTATTAGAGGTAGAGATGCATTATATGTTTGGACAGATACAGCTTTATTTACACAACGTTTTGTTGGATCTCCATTTACATTTGCATTTTCTCAAGTTGGAACTAACTGTGGTTTAGTTGGACAGAATGCATGTGTAGAAGTTGATGGTTCTGCATATTGGATGTCAGAGAATGGTTTCTTTAGGTATGCCGGTAAATTAGAATCTTTGTTATGTTTAGTAGAAGACTTTGTATATGATGATATAAATTTAGAATCTGGTAATCAAATGGTATCTGCTGGATTAAATAATTTATTTGGTGAAATAACTTGGTTCTATCCTGGTTCTACTTCATCTGTTGTAAATAAAATGGTAACATATAATTATTTTGATTCATCTGCTCAAAGACCTGTATGGACTGTTGGAACTTTAGCTAGAACAATGTGGAAAGATTCAGCTGTATTTGGTAAACCACATGCAACAGAATATGATGCAGGAACAGATACATCTTTTGATGTTGTAGGAAACACTGACGGAACAACAATATACTATGAACACGAAACAGGAACAGATCAAGTAAAAGGATCTGCTACAACTGCAATATTATCTAGCATAGAATCTGGAGATTATGATATTACTCAACAAAGGTCATCACAAGGTCAACAAACAGGAGTTGCAACTTTTAGAGGAGATGGTGAATTTTTAATGAAGATAAGAAGATTCATACCAGATTTTATTTCTCAAACAGGATCAACTAGAATTACTTTAAATTTAAGAGACTTTCCAAATGATTCACAAGCAAGCTCTTCATTAGGACCTTTTGATGTTTCATCTAGTACAAAAAAAGTAGACACACGTGCAAGAGCAAGAGCAGTATCTGTAAAAATTACTAACACAGCAGCTAATCAAAGTTGGAGATTAGGAACATTTAGATTAGATATACAACCAGATGGACGTAGATAATGGCAAAAATAGTTCAAGTATTAACAAGACCCAGTAGAGAATATGATTTATTTACGGCAGAATCTCAAGTTAGGGATCTTGATGCTATTGTTGAAAAATTAAATACTACGTTTCAAGAAGAATTAAAAGAGGAGGTAGAAGCATTTAACTTCTTTTTAAATTAATGGCTAATAATTTTAAAAATAAAAAAGTAGATCTTACAACAACTAATCTTACTACATTATATACAGTACCAACTGCAGTGACTACTGTTGTAAAATCATTATTAGTATCAGAGGATGCTGGATCAGGGACCACGATAACAGTAACATTGGTTGATTCTAGTGGTGCTATATTTAGTTTATTTAAAACTAAGACTATATCTGGTAATGCTACAACAGAACTTTTAACTCAACCTCTTGTAATGGAGGAAAGTGAGATACTTAAAGTACAAGCTGGTGACGCGAACGAGCTGCACGTCATAGCTTCAATATTAGAAATACAGCCAAGAGGAGAGATAACAACATAATGAAAGATCTACCAACAATAGAACCAAAAGAGATTATAACAACAATAACAAATATGAAGACAGGCGAAACATACAAAGATGATTCTGAGTGGAAAGCTAAGGGAATTGCAGAATCTGAGATAAGAAAAGATGTCAGAGTAATAATGCCTAGCCTTGATTTATTTGGAGAAACAAAATAAGATAGATAGATGGCCATAACAAGATCACAACAAGCAAAACAGATGTTACAAGACGGCGGTATGCTAGTCAAACCAGGATTCGGTGGTATGAGACAAGGATACCGTGGTGGTCAAGATGCATCTAGAGGTGATTTTAGTTCTCCAAGTGGAAATACTGGTAATACAGGAGGTAACACTGATAGAGAAAGAGGTATAATGTCTCGTGGTAAAGGTCCGAAAGGAACCACTGGAAATATAGGTGGCTTTACAGATACAGGTCCTGATAGAAGTAAAGTTAGTCAGTTTTCTACATTTGGTAAAAATGTAATGGCTAGAAATTTAACTCCAAGTTTTAGTGATAGACTTGGTAATATTATTGGTATGTCTCCAACTATAAGAGGAGTAAAACTTGTAGGTGGTCTTCTTAATAAAGTGTTTGGTCCTAGAGGATTTAATCCTAATGATTTGTTAGGAACATCAGATTATCAAGGAACAACAGGACCGTCATCAGTTGACGATGATGATAATATAGGTGGAGGAGAAGGAGGTGGACCTCTTCCATATTGGGCACAACTAGGTTACAGTAGTGAGGCAGAATATAATGCAGCCATGGGTGGGGGAGTTGCAACATCAGCACCAGAACCAGCTGTGGATTTAAATAGAGTAGCATATAGACTTATGGCAGATGGTGGAGCAGTCATGGACGACGAACCAAGACAAGCATATGGATTAGGTAGTATTGTAAAGAAAGCAACACGAGCTGTTAAAAAAGTTGTAAAATCAGATATAGGTAAAGCTGCAATATTAGGTGCAATTGCATTTGGTATACCAGGGATGGGAGCGTCCGGTGGTTTAGGAGGTGGTCTATTTGGTAGAGCTAGTTTTGGTGGAGCTGCACCAGGCGTATTTGGATTTGGTGGTATTGGAAACGCATTAGCTGCAGGTAAAGCTAAATTTTTAGGAACTAAAGCACTACCTTCGTTTGTAACAGGACCTAGAGAATTAGGTATGACAACTAGAGGTTTAGGCCTAGGTAAAAAAGCAGCACTAGGTATCGCAGGAATATCAGCACTACCACTATTAGGTGTAGGTGTTGAAGAGGAAGAAGAGGAAGAAGGATTAAGTCCTTATCTTGGAGAAGGTTTAGATATAGCAAGAATTAGATCCGATCCATTTGGAGCAATGGGACAATCATATAGGTTAATGGCTGAAGGTGGTGACACAGAGGATGCTAAAGAACCTGTAGCTAAAAAAGTAATGCCATTGTTAGATATGGATGGTATGGAAAAAGATTATAGAGCTGAAGGTGGATTTGTCCCTATTGGACGTATGGAAAAAGCAGATGATGTTCCTGCAAGATTATCTAAGAATGAGTTCGTATTTACAGCAGATGCGGTTAGAAATGCAGGTGATGGAAATGTGGACAAAGGAGCAGAAGTTATGTATAACATGATGAAAAACCTCGAAGCCGGAGGTGAAGTATCTGAGGAATCGCAAGGCTTAGAAGGCGCTAGACGTATGTTTCAAACATCAAAAAGATTAGAGGAAGTATTATAATGGCTGTTCAACAAGTACAAAATTTACCACCACAGTTTATACAAGATATAGGTAAGGATCTTGCAACACAGATCACGGCACAAACAGCTGTACCTATTGTAACATCAGGTATTGCAGGTATATCACAAAGACCTGGTGAAGATGCTGCACAATTTAAAGCAAGACAAGATGCAGCTAGACAATTTGACATTAGACAACAAAGTTTAGCAGGACTTGCACCACAAGTAGCAGCACAAGATGCACTACAAACACAAGCACAAAGTTTAGCACAAGCAGGTGTTGGATCTTTTCAACCATTTTTAACAGCAGCTCAACAAGCAGGAACAACAGCCGGTGGAATATTAGGAACAGCAGGAACAGAACTTACAGGAGCAGGAGCTACTTTAGGAACAGCAGGCACAACATTAGGTGGCATACAAACAGGTGCCCCTACATCAGCACAAATACAACAATTTATGTCGCCTTATCAAGCGCAAGTAATTGACGCAACACTTTCAGAATTTGATCGTAACGCTGCACAAAGAGAACAGCAAATACGAGATCAACAAGCAAGTTTGGGAGTGCTCGGCGCTGGTCGAGCGGGAGTGCAACTCGCTGAGTTTGGCACAGGGGCAGCGAGAGAACGAGCTTTATTACAAGCTGGTCTCTTACAGCAAGGTTTTGGACAAGCGCAAGCTGCAAGGCAGCAAGACATCCAAAACAGATTTGGATTGGCACAAGCACAATCAGGACTTGCAGGTCAACAAGCAGGTTTCGCTGGACAAAGAGGACAGTTAGCTCAAGCTCAACAAGGATTAGGAGCATTCCAATCAGGTTTAGGTGGACAACAACAAGCACTACAAGGTACAGATATTACACGTTTAGGTCAGTTGGGCGCACTGAACCAGGCGCAAGCTCAAGCTCAACTTGATGCAACAAGAGAAGCAACTAGACAAGCAACATTCCAACCACAAGAACAGTTAGATTTATTTGCTAACAGAGTAACTGGATTAATGGGTGGTGTGCAAGGTCAAGGAACACAAACAACAAACATACCTAACCCAACACCATTACAAACAGCACTAGGTATTGGTACAACTTTATCTGGTATCTATGGTGCATTAGGAAAAGGAACGGCAGCGTTTAAAGGTGTGGTATAATGAATAGAACTTTAAAAAGACCAATGTTTAGAATGGGTGGAATGCCTGCTGAAGGTATTACATCAGGATTAGATAAACCAGAAATGAAAATGGCTAGTGCTGATATGGATGTAAAATTAAAAGAATTAACAGAAGCTTTTATGCTTTATAAACAACAAGGTGGCACACTTTCTTTTGAAGATTTTTCTAAATTATTTGCACAAGAAAATTTTAATAGTGGTGGACGTGTAGGATTACAAAACGGAACACCTAATCCATTTGCATCAAACTTGATGCCTGGAACATTACCAGGTTTTTTAACTAGCTTTGGTTTAGATTTATTATCAAGACCACCACAGGGTGGATTATTTTCTACAATTGCAGCGTCTGCACGAGGACCTCTTGAACAATTACAAGCAGGTGAATTAAGAAGAGCAGAACTAGCAGGTGAGAGAAGATTTAAAGAAGAATTGGCTGAAAAAGAACAACAAGCTGCAATGGATAGATTAACTAAAAAAATAGAATCTGATGAAAAAATTGCAGGAGCAGCAAAAGATATAACTGTTAACGAGTTAGCTGCTACAGTATTAGGTGATTATCAAAATGATTTAAACAAAGCAACTAATCACGCTGAGTATTTTATAAATGAAAGACCTGAATTAGCAGAAAAATTTGGATCATCACAGATGGGTGGATTAATAGAAATAAATTTAAATGATGCAAAATCAATACAAAGAGCTGCAAATTTAAAGAAAAAAGAAGTAGGTAAAATATTTAAAGATTTAAATTCAGGATCTATTTTAAAATTAATTAGAGATCCAGGATCTAATAAATTAACTTTTGTTAGATTAGATCCAAATCAAGCAGCTGATGACACTGGTGAAATATTAAATCAAACAGTAGATACTAGTCAAAGAACACCAGGATTATTTGGTCAAGAAACAAAACCAAATATAGTTGGTCCAGCAATAGAAAGATTA